TCAGGTAGTTATTGAGCAAATCTCGTTTATGCGTATGACCCCACCTGATAAAAGGTTTGATGGGTTTGGAGGCGTAATTGAGATTACGGTTAGGACAGTATAATGACACCGAATGATTGGGCAGCCTTTGCTGTCGCCATTACTTCCCTAGTAGGAGCATTAGCAATAGGAGTAAGACACTTAGTTAAATACTATCTGTCTGAACTTCGCCCCAACGGTGGCTCAAGTGTAAAAGACCAGGTCAATCGGTTAGAAGAAAAAGTAGATACGCTTTACCAAATTTTAATACAAAAGTAGAAAGTGACGGGGATGAAAGCAGATAACTTTCCAAAATGGTTTTATGACAATGCAACAGTCCAAGACTTCGAGAATGGACTAACAGAGTTTAAGGGCAAAAAGAATCTTAAGTTCCTGCAGATAGGTGTCTTTACTGGCAACGCATCTGCTTGGCTATTAGAAAATATTCTTACAGACCCAACATCGTTACTTGTGGACATAGACCCTTGGTGTGGTAATTTGCAACACGAATCAATTTATGACTGGAATGATATACAACAAGCCTACAAAGAGCAGATAGAACCACACGGCAAAAAGGTTCAAGCACATAAAGCATTTAGTGGAGACTGGTTAAAGAATAACCGTGAGGTTAAGTATGACTTTATCTATATCGATGGAGACCATCTACCAGAGTCAGTTACTTTAGATGCTGACCTATCTTGGGACTTGCTTAAGTCTGGTGGCGTTATGGCATTTGATGATTATGAGTGGGACCATCCAGATGGTACAGATAAGAACCCTAAGCCAGCAATAGATGCGTGGCTAGCAAAACATAAAGATGATATTGAAATATTACGTATGGGATGGCAAGTATGGATAAGAAAGAAATAGACAACAACTGTCAAGGCTGTGGCTGTGACCCAACTGATATTTGTTGGCCTAATCAAAACCTATTAAGAGAACAATGGCTTAAGGATAATCCAGATGCAAAATATGAAGGATGGATGTCAATATGACAACTGTAGCCAAGAGAGCCACACCTGCTGCAATTGCTGTGTTGCGCCAAGCGACGGCATTAAGACCGAATCGCAAGAAAGCCAGCGATGGTCTGCTTCCATCTGCTGCTCACCTAAAACAGAGTCCTAACTCAGACCATAATACTGGGTATGCAGTAGACTTAACTCACGACCCTAAGAGTGGTATTGATTGCTTTGATATCTACGCTAAGTTACAGTCAGACCCAAGAGTTAAGTATTTAATATTTCAAGGTAAGATTTGGTCAGTCAAAAATGGCGAAGCCAGATATACTGGTTCAAATCCACATAATAAACACTTACATATTTCCATCAAAGATAACTGCGGTAACGATACGTCACCTTGGTTTCCTTGGCTGGGAAAGGTAACAACACTCAACAAGGTAAAGGCTTCAGTCAAGCCATTGCCAAAGAAGGAGAACAAATGAAAGACTTAGTTGCTAAGTTAAAAGACCCTAAGACAAAGGCTGCTTTTAAATCTTACATCCGTGCAGTAATTGCATCAGCAATCACAATGGGCTTAGCCCTTGCTGCCGACCTTGCTCCAGAGCAAGCAATCCTAATTGGCGCATTGGCTGCTCCATTGGCTAAATGGGCTGATAAGACTGAAAAAGAGTACGGCATAGGTTCTAATTAAATACCCCTAATTGGGCTTTAAACGCCCTTTAGAGACACGAAAACCCCCAACTTGAGGTACTTACCTCAGGAAGGGGGTTCTTTGTCGTTTCTGTATACTTATTATAGACCCCTTCGGGGTCTTATATATATTATTATATATTATATATATCTAAGTATACACATAGGAATTCTGATTGGTGGTAGGCGACATTGTCCTGCCTACCTACAATGGCTATTGCCTATGGTATACTACTGCTATGACTATTGAATTGGGTGAATACACCCTGCCAGAACATATATCTTACTCCGCATTTACTACCTTTATCGACTGTGGCTACCAGTATTACCTAGGTCGACTGTTACAATTACCTGAGGCACCATCTGTATGGTCAGTGGGTGGCTCATCATTTCATACCGCTACTGAGTTGTGGGATTTGGAGAACCTATGATTAGTATAGTTAATGAAGAGGGTGGTATTACCACTATGCAATGGGAAACCTATAATGAAATTATGCGTGAACGATATCTTGATGGCTTACAAGAAACTTGGGCTGTTGCTGTTGGTTCTATCAATTCTCTTATTGATAAGACTATGAATGAGGCTGAACTTGTTGGCTTACTTACTGCTAAACTAGCACTTAAGGAGGCACTAAGTGAGCACCGCTCAAAGTTTATGGGATAAGGCTTGGATTAAAGAATCAGAAGGTGTTGACTTAACCTTTGCTCGTGTTGGTGGTAGAACATCTAAAGCATTTCCTAATAGAGAGAACGTAGATTTCTGGCAACAGACAGGACCTGAATGGGTTCAGTCTTACATTGATTGGCGTAAGGCTAATCATAACTGGAAGATTTGGCATACTCCCGAAGGCGCACCCGCCGTAGAGTTGGGGTTAACTCCTATTTTTGCTGGCGTACCAGTGAAGATGGTTCTTGATAGAGTGTTTGAAGTCGATGGTGAGTTGGTCGTGGTTGACCTCAAGACTTCACAACAGACCCCAACTTCTACCTTACAACTTGGCTTCTATAAACTAGGACTTAAACAAGTCTTAGGTATAGATGTAAAGTATGGTGCATACTGGATGGCTAGGCAAGAGGGTACCTCTGCTATGGTTGATCTAAGTAGTTACACTGAGGAGAAACTTGAGTACCTAGTTAGTAACTTTGATAAGGCACGTAAGGCTAGTATATTTATACCCAACACAAACAACTGCAATCGTTGTGGACTAACAGAACACTGTCAGTTCACTTCGAAGAAATGAGAAAAACAATGGCAAATGAAGACTGGAAACTACAAGTTTCCTACAAGACACCATCAGGTGATATGATAAATGTACGTGCTAATACTGCTGATGAACTATCAGTATTGTTAGAAGGCGTAGGAGATTACTCTCCACAGATTGCTGCTACCCAGCAAAAGATAGTGGGTTCATACGCTCTAAACCCGTCCTCAACATCGAGTTCCACTACAAGCACAAGGCCCTCGAGTTACTCCGCACCAACCCCAGTCTCAGCAGCGTCAGGTACAGCGTCACCCGTATGCAAACACGGGGGCCGTATATGGCGAGAGGGAATCAGTAAGGCTAGCGGTAAACCATATGCATTCTGGTCTTGTCCTTCACCACAAGGAACACCTGACCAATGCAAACCAGTAAACTAAAAGACTGGCATAAATCTTTTTTCGGAACTAGAAAGGAACCAGGATGCGTACACTTGTCAGATCAGTTGGTCGTGCCAGTATTGGTGGGGAACCATTACCATCTTGCTTTAAGGCATTCGAATCAAACAAGATCATCATCCGTCGCTCTGAAGTTTCTATGTTCGCAGCAGCACCAGGAGTGGGAAAGTCCACATTAGCATTAGCATTAGCGTTAAAGATGAAAGTGCCAACACTTTATGTCTCAGCCGATACCAATGCTCATACTATGGCTATGCGATTAGCGTCTATGATTTCGGGAAAAAACCAAACAGATGTAGAGGGGATGCTACATTCTGATGTTGGTTGGACTAAGGCTACTCTATCCAAGAGTAGCCATATAGTCTGGTCATTTGAATCAGCACCGACACTACAAGATATTGATGAAGAAGTTCAAGCCTTTGAAGAACTATGGGGTTGCTCTCCTACACTTATTATAGTAGATAACTTAATGGATGTAGCCACAGATGGTGGCGAAGAGTTCGCTTCAATGAGAGCGATTATGAAGGAGTTGAAATATCTTGCTCGTGCTACTAATTCGGCTGTTGTCGTTCTTCATCATACTAGTGAGGCTGTGCTTGGGTCTCCGTGTCAGCCACGCTCTGCTATCCAAGGTAAAGTGGCACAACTTCCAGCGCTTATATGTACACTTGGTGTTGTCGGAAGTTCAATGGGTGTGGCTCCAGTCAAAAATAGATATGGAAAAGCAGACGCAGGTGGTGGACTGATGACTTGGATTGCATTTAATCCTGAGTATATGTTCGTTGATGATATTCCAGAGAATCATTAATATGCCAACTAAAGATATAGGTAGAAGATCTATAACAATTGGGTTTAATACTATATATTGTTTTGGGATTGGATTTGAAAGATACCCGATTATAGAATGGACTGGAGATGCATTCGCTCCAGTATCTGCTTGGGTTATGAGATTTGATTTCTTATTTTTCTTTATTAACTTTACTAAATTTCCGAAGGTGGACTGGCGTGAGTAGTTATGGTAAACGTAAAGGTGCTACCTTTGAAACTAGTGTAGTTAAATGGCTAAGGTCAAGAGATATACTGGCGGAAAGATTGACCAAGGCTGGCGCTAAAGATGAGGGTGATGTGGTTGCTTTCCTAGAAGGAGCGGCTAACATACTAGAATTAAAAGCAACAAAGAAGTTAGACTTACCACAGTTTTGGCGTGAGGCTGAGGTTGAGGCAGAGAATTATGCTAAGGCTAGAGGATTAAAAGAAGTACCATATAAGTTTGTGATAGTTAAACGTAGACAGGCAGGAATAGATAAGGCTTGGGTGGTGGAAGATTTTGAACAATGGACTAAGAGGGCAGGCAAATGACTTACCAAACATACGAGAAGTACTCATCCATTACGGAGCAAGTGTACGACAAGGACACGGGCAGGCTAATATCAAATGCCCTTTCCATTCGGACACTCACCAATCAGGAAGCGCTGATCTCGACGATAACTTATTCATCTGTTTCGCCTGCGGAGTCCAAGGTAACAGTCTACAAATTATCGCACAACAAGAAAGGGTAGACATACGTGAGGCAAAGCACATCGCAGAAAGAATTACTGGGTCAAGCAACTCAGAAGTACGCGGCAAACATTTATCAGGCAGAAGATTACCTCAGAAGCAGGGGTATAACAATAGAAGCGGCACGTCTGGCTCGATTCGGCGTAGTAGGGGAGCCTGAAATTGGACACGAACAATACAAAGGAAGACTATCCATACCGTATATTACCAAGAGTGGTGTTGTCGATCTTCGTTTTCGCAGCCTTCATCCTGCTGTTGAACCTAAGTATATGGGTTTAACTGGGGCTGAAACTAGAATGTATAATGTATTAGACATAGAAAAAGCGGGCGATTTTATAGGAGTGTGTGAAGGTGAATTGGACACAGTTACTTTATCTAGTTGTGTTGGCATCCCTTGTATCGGTGTACCTGGGGCTAATAGTTGGAAGAAGCACTACACGAGATTGCTCGCTGACTTTGAAAGAGTATTTGTATTTGCAGATGGAGATCAGCCAGGAAAAGAATTTGCAACAAGTTTGGCAAGGGAACTGCCAGTCACTATCGTGCAAATGCCAGATGGAGAAGATGTGAACAGTTCATACGTAAAGTTTGGCGCTGATTATATTAGGGAGAAGGCGGGACTAGATGGATAGAGGTATACCACCCTGCCCTGAATGTGGTGAACATTTTGAGAATGTATTTCAGGCAACAGATCACTTGCTAGAAGATAATGATGAGTTTGATCCAGCATTAGTCTTACCCAATGGGGCTAGATTAATGATAGG